GAGATTCGGCAGAACTACGTCCGACATCACGCGCACGAATCGCTTGCTGCCCATGGTGCCGAATCCATAGCGGCGCGTCTTGAGGCGACCGCCAACCGGCGTGAAGTAGTCAATGCCCAGCGTAGAATCCGGAGGATCATCTCCGCGCTCCACGTCTTCCAGCAGGAACAGCTTGCCGGTCAGCGAGGCGGCAAAGAGGCGGCGGCTGGTCGCATTGCGTTGGGCCACGATCAGATTGCTGATCCCAAAAGGATAGCTGTCGATGCTTTCCCACTGCTCATTGAGCGCCGAGTAAATGAACAGCGCATTGTTGAGGTCCGCGCCATCCACCGGCGCCGCCAGCCAGTAACGGTTGTCGTGCCACAGGCCCACGGCGTTCTCAGCTCCATCGCTCGGAATGCGGGCGATCTGGTCCGCGATGGCGTCCGAAAGAGGTTTGGTATCGCCCCGCAATTTAAGATCCAACCGCGCATCGAGGCGGTAGACGCCGGCATCCGAAAGGAAATAAATATACTGACCGGCCGTGGCGATGGACCGGCGGGCGCTGCAACCAATTTCGTCCGTCAGCAAATCCAAACGCGAGACCAGCCCGTCGCCGCTTGAGGGGTCGTAACTCTGGTTCACGGTAGCCAGCCAGATGCTATTGCGCATGAAGATAAGGAAGCTGCCATCCGCCCAAGGATGCACCGCCACGATGTAGTCATTACTCCCCTTGTTTGCCCGGAAACTGGCCCAGAACGGATCGTATAAATCTGGGCTTAAAATATCGGAGAGCATCACTTGGTCGCGGCCGTCTGGCAGGACGAGGCGATTGCCGATATAGCTGGCCCACGGCACCGAGCGCATCCGGCGATACGTTGCGCCCTCAGCCGGAACACCACCCGGCGCCTTGACGAAAGGCGTTGTAATGTCGCCGGTCCAATACATCGGCGGCTTGACCCTGCGCACCGTCCGCCCCGCCGCCGCTGTCATGGATGCCGTGCCGCTTGGCACCGTAATGGCAAAACTATTCGTGCTGACGCTGACAATGTCGTATTCGTGGCCCGCGAAGGCCGCCACCGATCCGCCCTCCATCCGCACCCGCTGTCCGGCCAAGTAGCCATGCGCCGTGCAGTAGACCGTGGCCGTGGTGCCAGAGACGCCAATACCGCCCGCCGTGATCTCCTTCGGCCCCCAGCCGGCCACATTCTGGTCGGCCTCCCGCAGCAGATACATGCGGTCAAACGCCTGCACCATCGACACCTTGTCAGTCGGCTCGATGATCTCGCCCGCCGGATACGGCAGCGGCTGAAGGTAATTGATCGCCACCAACTCGTCGCCGATTTGATCCGTGATCGGATCGCCGGTGTGATCGGTGATGATGCTCTCAACATCTCCGAGGCTGTTCGTGTCGTCGTAGACAAACGCCCCCGTTGCCGTAGCCAGCAGGACGTATTCCTTGTTGTTCACTCCCGGCGAGCGATAGGCGCCGCTGGCAAACACACCATTGGGGTAAGCACTCAAGAGCTGCACGCCGCTTGTGCCGGTCGCCAGCGTGAAATCCAGCACCGTCTCCGAGGTCTCAATCGGATCAAACCGGAACGGCAACGTGATCGGGAAGTCTCCCGGCAGCAGCTCATCCGCCAACCGCCGCGCCCCCTTGCGCGTCTTCGCCGTCCCGCGATCCAACCGCATGTTCTCCGAGAGTTGGAGAACACCGGCCGGCAACGCCACCGGATTCATCCGGCTGGCAAAGCCGATGAACCCTGCGTCCCCGTCGCGGACTGTTGGACTTTCGAGGGGCATTAGATATCGTATTCGTCGTTGGCCGTTTGCATAATGTTCACACTGCCCCCTTCGGCCTGCCCCTCGTTGTCTTCGACGTCGCCGTCAATTTCGTATAAAGAATTGTTTTGCATCAGCTTTTAAAACTCAACAAATGAGATATAGAATCTATGACGACTTGCGGCAGCTGACGCTGACGTTACTAATTTTACCGAAACGCCGGCATCTTTTGGAACAAGCACAGATGGAGCGGGCGTATTGGCAGCGGCCGAAAACGCAGATCCAGACGCCTGTGTAGTGTAGCTTGTATCGGCGCCGCTGACCCTCAGTGTGTAGGTATAGCTTTGCCCGGCGCTCGGCGCTGCATCCGTTGCTGCATACACCCGCACTGGTTGGCAGCGGCGCGGAACGGTAAACAACGCCGCTCCCTCTTCAAATGTATTGGCTTGCGCGCCAATGTATGATGTTTGCCCAGCCGCGCTTTGCGTGCCGGTAAGGCCGAAAAGCTCAAAATCGCCAGAAATTGCACCAACAGTGCCGTCTACACGAACCGGCCCAAACGACGTGCTAAATCCTTGGATTTGATTTTTGCCCAAGGTGACATGTTCGCATCCAGTGTTAATATTTATGCCCCATCGGCTGTTCCCGCTCCACTGAAACAGCGAATTGCCTGTGGCGCTGAAATACGAAGCGCCCGTTACCACGATATTGTCGTGAGATCCGCTTGACCCCTTTGAAGCGGTATGGACTTTGTTGTCGCAAAACAGGTTATAGGAACCGGCGCTGATAACAACATTCTGTTCTGACGACTCTTCAAAGCGATTGTCCGAGTAGGTGTTGTAGTTGCAGCTTTCTGCCTTAAACGCCACCACATTGTCCCAATGATAGTTTCTTGAGTAAGTGCCAGCGGACGAGTTGTCCAAGTAACATCCAACGGTTGCAATGGTAATGCCATCAAGCCTTCCAAATTGATTGTTTTCAATGTGAAAATCATTGCAATACTTGGCAAGTAGCTGCTCTTCTGCGTTTCCCAAAAACATTGAATTAAGAAGCTTGTGGCCGCTTAATTGTGCCCCGACCGTTCCTTCAATTAACATTCCGTTTTTGGAAAAACCGGAAAACGCGCAATCGTCTACAACATTGTTTCCAGACGACTGTGTAAATGAAACTCCACGCGCCAACGCAATCGAGTGCGGCGCGGCGTTGGTTTGAAACCCCAAATGCTCAAGACGGCACCATTGGGCATTTGTAAATGCAAGAAGCGTTCCAGTTTGGTTTAGCTTTAAGACGGAAGTGAATTTGTTAGCTCCTCGCAGTGTAACGGCAAACATGTTGGACAACGTAATAGGCCCGCTTATGTAGTTGCCCGCTGGGAAATACACTATTCCCCCCGTGGACACCGACTGTATCGCCGCTTGAATTGCCGCCGTGTCATCCGCCACTCCGTCACCAATAGCGCCGAAGTCTTTTACGCTGACAACATCTGCAAAGCGGTCTTTGAGCGAGCGCCCTGTAGTGCTTCCTGTTGACGTTACGGTGGCCGTTCCGCTGAATAGCTCGGTCGCCGTTGCTCGTTTCGTTACTCCGCCTTGCTGGATGATTAGCTCGTCGGCGGCGTTGACGGTTGTGGCGTCGGTGAGTTGGGGAATTGTTTTGGCCATTGGGTAGTTGAAAGTTGAGGGTTTAGAGTTGAGAGAGAGAGGCTTTGAGGCGGCTCTTGAAGCGGGCGGCGTCGCCGGGGGAGATGTCGGTTTTGCGCGTTGGGGCGACTTGTTGGTGGGTAAGGACGAGGTTTAGGGGGATGTTCCACTTGCGCATGCGGGGGACGAGGTATTCTAGGGCGCTGTTCATCGCCGCTTCGCCGAGGGGGTCATCGTAGGTGTCGCCGTCCCACGCCACGCCGAGGCTGTAGCTGTTGCAGTCTGGAACGCCTTGCCATGAGCTGATGCCTGCATGCCAGCAGCGGGCCGTGTCGTCGGCGAGGACGGTGCGGTTGCCGTTGCGGGCGATGATGACGTGGTAACTCACCTTGCTGGCGGGGTTCATGCACCAAGAGACGGAGCCGTTGTAGCTACCGCTTGTATGGTGCAACACGATCATGGTCGGCGTGATTGGTCTGCCGCTTTTGTTCGGGGTGTTGAGACGGCGTTCGTCGTAGGCTGTGCTCGCGGCGGGTGTGGAGACGGTTGTGGATTCTAATGGCAAGCTCGGCGAGGCTGGCGCTGGGCCAGTCGCGGACGGCTTTCCAAATAGTCTCTTGATCCACTTCCACATTGGTTTACTTCGCGTGGCCTTTGGGCGGCGGGTTGACGGTGACGGTGGCCTGCTGCTTCAAGAAGTCATAGCCGACCGTCACGCAGCCAGCCGCAGCGACAGCCCAGCTCACGGCGAGGATCGCAACTGCAAGTGCTTTTGTGACGCGGGCGGGCATGGATTCAGAGTCTCGCGTTGTTGTCTTTGGCCATCACCAAGCCCCAACCGGCGAGCAGGCTCGCGGCGATGAGGCCGAGGTCGGGCACGCTGCCATTGGCGAGGAACTCGCGGCCAGCGGTCGAGAGCGATGCGATGATGGTGAGGATTCCGAGCAGGGTTGTTTTCCAGTTTCTCATATTATTTTTGCTTCTGTTTCTTTCTCAGGTCGTGAAGGACCGAAATTAGGGTGACGATGCCGACCGCGAGGCCGACACAAAGTCCGGCGACTCGCAGGGTTGTTTCTAGGTGAGGGAGCATTGAGAAGACGCTTGAGCCGATGCTAGTAACCGTTCCAAGCACACCCTTCTCGGTGGTGCTCATGTTGTGATGAAAATACGACAGGCTCATCGTCCGGCTCCTCACTATTTGCGGTAGGCAATCACCGTGCCGCTGTGCAGCTTGATCTCGCTGAAGTAGCCGTCGAGGGTCGTGCCCGCCTTGATGAGCGCGGCGCTGGCCTCGGTGGCGTTCGCGGCACCGGTGAGGTTGCCGGTCAGCGTGTGGAACTTGGTGTCGGTCATCACGTCGATGGAGACGATGTCAGCGGTGACGGTGTTGGTGTCGCCGATGAATTGGCTGCCGGACGTGCGGTTGGTGATGCGGGTATTCGGGTGCATAATTTAGTATTGGTTGACGCGGGCCGTCCACATGGAGGGTTGGCCCTGCTGAAAGTAATATTTGTCGCGCTGGGAGATCAGCTCGGACTCGGCGAGCTGTTCCATGGCCAACGCTTTGTCGAGCTGGCCGTCTTCGGTGAGGAGATCCGAGGTCAGCATGAGCGCGACGGCTTTTGCTATGACGCTTGGCACTGTCGCCGAGAGGTTGCTTGCGCTGTATTCGGTCGGGCGGATGCGGTAGTTGACCCACACGGTGGTTGGCAGGTCTGTGTCTTCGGGGAAGCGAATGGCATCTCCGAGGAGCGTATAGCCAATGGCGCGGGGCGCGGCGTGGGTTGCAGGGTTGTCTCTTAGGACGCCAAAGACCTCTCCCATGGCGGTCTGGCCGCTCTGCTCGTAGTCGATGTAATAGCCGTTCGTCGCATCGCCCTGCACGGTGCGGCTTTCGACGCGCATCAATTCCGGCCAGTCGGCCCACTCCCAGCAGTCGGCGATGCGCTCGTTGGCGGCGGCGGTCATCATGGTGCGGGCGCCGGATGGGATGTTAGCGATTTCGCTGCCATCGTTTCCGGCGCGTTGCCATGCGCGGAGCAATATAGATTGTAGAGTGACTGTCCTCATTGTGCGTTTAGATCAGTGACCGCCTCCGCACTCGCCTCCGCAAAGCTCGCCTGCGGCTGGCCGAAGCTCTCCTTCGGCGTAGGATCGAGCGCCCAGCCAAGCATCACGGATTCCAGCCATGTCTTGCAGGCCGTCATCTTCGCACCGAGGGGCTTGCCTGCTTGCATGAGGGCCATTTCAAGGCGGCTGAGTGCGGCGATTTGGTAGGCGCTGAAATACTGCGAGACAACTTGCTCTGCGGTGAAGGTCGGCACAGGCGCAGGCGTTCCCGCAACCCACTGCCGTTCAACGCGATCCGCGAACCAAACAACGTTCGGCTCCCATGCGCCCGCTTCGGGCTTCGGGATTTTGACCAGCGGCACTACGGATTCGCCCTCTGGCACATCGCGCCAGTTGCCTTCGTCATCGGTGAGCAGGCTGACGAGTTGCTGTGACGGCACAAGGCCGACTGTGATCATTTGATTAGGCTCCATAAGCTACCTCCACGGCGTCCACGCTGGCGACCCAGCGCCATGTCTCAGATGTGATTCCAGTTGGACGGATGCGGATGTAGTCGCCTGCGTCCACCGTTGCGACTTCCAGAGATGTCGATGAGGCGTTGTCCGTGCCGATAGTTACTGGCGCAAACACTTCACTACTCGTCCCCGCCACATTCTTGGCCGCGTATTGCCGCTCGTAGGTGGCGACTACTGCACCGTCCGACTTTACGCCGACCACTTTGATATTGCAGAATATGACCTTGCCGCTGGGTATCGTGAGATAGGTCGCATCGCCATTAAGCGCCATCTCCACGGCGGCATTTGTGGTGGTTTTGCAGCGTAGGACGGCGCGGATTCTTTGCGCCTCTCCCGAAGTGTTAGATACATTGCCACTGAAATTGCCAGCACCGTGTGCTTGGATTGCAAACCTATCAGCCAAG